TCAAACGCCTTGTCAATTTTGGCTGACCTATCCTTTTCTTCAAAAGGTTTAAGTCGTTTTTCAAGTTCTTTATCAAACTCAGCCTTGTTTTCACTTTGCACAGTTGACACAAGTTCCCGAAGGAAACCTTCGTCAATATTGTGCTTATCGGCTAGGGCTTTCAAGTCAGCACTAACTTCTGTTTTGTTAGCACCTTCTTTTATGGCTCGCTTGAGTTCTTTTAACTCCTTTTTTAAATCTAGGAAAACTGCCTCAGGCACCATTTTAACCTCTTTAGGTTTTGGTGCTGGATTCCCTAGAACTTCACCGATAGTTTCACCAGCTTTTGGCTCGGGCTTAACCTCTGGTTTTTGTTCAGGGTTTTCCGGCTTTTTATCTGATGGCTGTTCTTTTGGCTCTACAGCTGGAGCGACTTGGTTTTTGTCCATAGTTTTAACAAGTTTTACAACATTGCAGTTGGGGTTTTATAGCTCCACCCAGAAGCGAAACAGTAATAAATTACTGCTTACTGAGCTGACAGTCTACGTATTTCAGCTCAGTGTAGCAAAAATCTATTTTAATTGCCTTTCGCAAGAAGGACAAGTTGAATAGCCCTGGCTTAATAACTTGCCACAACTACAACGATAGAAACCTTCAGACAAAACTTCAAATTGAGGAACACTAATGGTTGGTACATCTTCGTCAACACCACCACCACCGCCAGTGTTTTCTTCTAACGGAATGTTTACAGTGTCGCCTGGCTCAGCTACACCATTTAAATTGTTTTCATCAATATCCCCTTGTGATAATTCGTGTTCTAATTCATTCATAGTTTATTTTTTTAATTCATTTAATTGTTCGCTTAGGACATCAAAGTTGCTTTCTGCCCTAGTTAGAACTCTAATTAGTAAAAGTTTTTCAGAAACCTTAGCCAATCTAACCTTTATGTCAAGTTCTGGAATTTCTCTATACTTTGAAAGTAAATAGTTTAATTCGTCAACTATTACTTTTCCTAAAGTTTCAACTAGAATTTTACCACCCTCATTATCGTTTAAAGCCTTTATAGCTTTATACTTTTTAATCTCCTCGGTAAGCTCTTTTTGCTCTTCTGTCAATTCCAATTCTTCCATATTATTTGGTTTCTGGTTCAGTTTTTGGTTGTTCAGCTTCAACTTGAGGTTCTGGTTCACCTGTTTTAACTCCTAATTGGTCGGCTGTGATAACCACCTTGAAAGCAGGAATCTCAAAGCCAGTCTGTTCTTTAATCTCTGCGATTGCAGCCATTTCCTCATTCACTGCTTGCTCAAGTTGAGCTAACTTCTCATCGCACACCTCAACTTTAGCCATAGCCTGAACATATAGGTAAATAATTTTGTGTTGGTCTTTAGTTAATTCTTTAACGAATGGGTGGTTTCTTGAGATGTTCTCTGCCTCAGCGGAATTTAAACCCCGTTGAGCGGTAAGCTCCTTTTTAAGTTTGTCCATTCTCATCAAATTTTCGGTGACAGAATTAGCCGAAAACTCAAACGAGAAACCTGACTTTTTAATAATCTTATCGCCTTCTTCTTCTCTTGCTATTTCGTAAGTAGCCATTTTTATAATTGGTTAAGTTGATTAAGTTCTTCAACGGGTGGGATTATGTCCTCGTCACGTTGTTTGCCTGGGGTGTTTACCGGCACTTCTTCTCCCTCAATTGGTTCATTTAACATTGAGGTCTGCTCGTTCAACAAAGACCGAGCCTCATTTCTCATTATGATGTCTTCTAGCTGATTGATGTAATCAACAAATCTCTTAAAGGTTTCTGCGTTCAAGTCCTCAATATGGTCTTGAAGATAATCCTTCATTTTTTGCTTATAGGCATTATTCGCAGCTTGGTTAGGCTTGATGTCTTCGCCTTCTAATAATGATTCAATATCTCTATCACACTCTGACATCAGCTCAGAGTTGCCATAGAACGAAGTGTCTTGAAGCTCTTTAATTTCGTCAGGGTTGAAACCTGCTATTTTCGCTTGCATTTCAAAAGATTTTTTCTGATTAACATTTTTGTTATTCGTGTTGCTCTGTAAGAACTTCAGCTTAGCTTCCTTTTCCTTTGTTGAGGTTAGGTATTCTGCGTTAGAAGCCTCAACCAAGACATTAAAGTCGTCATTCTTTTTAAATATGTCGCTTTTCTTAACTTCGTGGACTTCTGCTCCGTCTGGTCCAAGTATGTCAATCGCTACCTTTTTGATTAGGTTATCCCTAACACCAATTTCGTATAGCTTAGCAAACCTCTTATAGCCAAACGAATAAGACTTATTCAATAACCCGAACCTATCGCTTTCGGCTTGCTGATTACCCTCGTAAATGGCTACCCTGCCTTGTGTATCAGCCACGCCTGCGGTTTGTTCTGTGACGCCACTGGCTTTTTGTTGGATTGCCTCTAGCAGGTTATAAACTTTAATCGGGGTGTCAATTGACTCTGGCTTTATATATTGAATTACTTTATTGATATCGTAATCTTGCTTGATTCTGATAACTCCGTCACGCCTGTATTTAAGCTCTGCTAAGTTCTCAAAAGCGTTGACATTAACGGCTTTTTGGGGCTTGTTAATTGCCTCAGCGTTATCAACCATTTGCCCAATGCTTATGTCTTGCGTCATAAAAATCTCACGGGCAAAATCACAAAAGCTAGGTGTCCAAAATTCTGTTAAGTCAATAAACGCAGCCCAAGACCAGTACGGCCAAGCTCCGGCTCGGAAAAACTTAGTCGGTGAGAACATATCAACTACCTTAACGCATTTGATATATTGACCAGCGTTGTTAATGAGCAAATAGTATCTTTCGTCTTCATAAGTTGTGAACCAACGCCAGAACTTGAATCTGTCAGGGTTGCCGATATCTTTGTTGGAGGTTTGAGTGCCTTGCTTATAGACACGATTGCTTTTATTTGTTTCTTCTTGGGATTTTTCGTCAGTATTACCGGCACCGTCTAATAAAACCTTGACATTGTCCTTGATAAAATCACCTTTTCTAGCTCCACGCTCTAGCCCTTTTCTAGTGAAAACAACGCCCCAGTTCCCGAGATAGTTAGCCTTCTCAATATCCAAGCCACCAGCCTCAGGGTCAATTAAAAAGTCATAAACGTCAATATTCTCAAGGTGAGGTTGGTAATAGCCGTCAATTGAATCGGCATAATAAGAGTAAATGGCTCTGCCGTAGATAATGCCTTGTTTTTTGCCAGCGATGTCTTTAATGTCCCAATCATCAATATCCCTGTCCCTAGTGACAAGGGCGTTTAACCTTTCAACCCTCTTTAACTGGCTGTTCTTCCTTTTGACGTACTTAAATATCAAAGGGTTGTCAATCTTAGAAAGTAAGTTGTGAACGAACTCTTGCATCCGGCTCAACTGGATATTAGCTCGGGAATCTGTCGTCTTATTCTTTTTTGAATAATAGAGCTGTTCGTTCAACTGCCAATTGCCAATCTTGCCTTGTTTATGTCTGCGTGCAAACTCAATCTCGTTTAGAGCTTGAGCTGCAATCTTATCCATTGTAATTTTATTGTATGCCATAATAATTTTATACGCCTATTTCGGGGTATCTAAGGTCTTCTTCAGGCTGTTCAAAATGCTGTTCAAATGGCGGTTCGGCTATCTTTAACTGATAAGCCATAGCGTCAATTACATCATCGTGTAAACTCTTGGGGAATCTTAACGCTTCTTCCTCTAAGTCAACTGTTTCGCCTTCTAAGTGATAAATACTTCCGGCTTCATAACGTGGTACTAGACCCTTGATTCTAGTTTCTTTCATTATACCACCGTGTTTAAGCTGTACTACATAAGGATATTTATTTCGTATTCGGCATTCTTCTTGGAAAAATGGCTCAATGGCTTCACTATAAGCCGTTTGCTCAATACCGATTTTCTCAAATCCTTCCTCGTGTAGTTGAAAGATTAAGTTAATAAGTTCTTTCGGGTCTATGCGATATCTTCTTGCACTAATATGCCAATCGTTCTTCTTGTTGACATAATTCTTTACGATACCGGTAAAGTCCGATTTAGAACCTTTGCTTAAAGCTGTGTCTATAGTAGCGAATTTTCTAACTTGCTCCTTTAACACATCTTCTAGCTTTTTGTACTTGAAATTCTTTTTAAAGAACACGGCAGTGGATTCGTCTATTGGCTGGTTTAACATTTCTGCGGAATAGACCACTGAGCCGAGCTGTTTCTTTTTGTCTTCTAGACTGACTTTATTTGGATTTGTTTTTAATTCTTCGTCTGTCATAACATATTTATCTTCCCAAGTTGGCTTGCCGTCTTTTTCTACTGGAATCATTCGTATCCTTAATTTGTTGTCGGTCTTGCTTCTATCTATAAGGCTCTGTACTGAACCAAACTCGGTAATATAGTTGCCAAGATACATTATCTTAGCCGTGGAATCTAAACCAGCTTTGAATTCGTTAATATGACTGATAACAGATTCGGTATGGGCTTTGCTGTCTTTTGTTTTATTTGTTTCAAAGTCATCCAATAACAGAAAGTCAGGTCTTTGATGACCGTGTAAACGACCACGAACGCTCTCTTGCGTTGAATGAGCCTCTACACGAACACCATTGTTTGTCAAAAAGTTGCTTACCCTTTTCTGCGTGACATTATCGGCATTACGCTTGATGTTATATAACTCGCCATAGTCTGCAATAAACCTTTTATTCATTTGCATTTCTACAACGACGTCAAATAATACACGCTCGGCATTCTCTTTGTCAAAACTATCTACATTCAAGTATCTGCGTTGACCAGTAGCAATTAGCCAAAGTAAAACTCCTTTGGCAAAACTGGTCTTGGCGGATTCTCTAAACATAATCCAAGCTATCTCTCTGATGATGTCGTCAAATAAATCTTTGACATCACCAAACATATCATAATGGAAAGGTGCGAATTTGTATTTTATGTAATCGGTGAAATAATAACAAAAGAATAAACTATAATCCCTATTGCACAGGTAAGTCCTCTCTTCCCGAGTCCCCGTTATCACTTTCTCTAGTGCTTCTTTGTTTATCATATCCTAATAATTCTTCTAATTTAGATTTTTGTTCTTCTGTAAGTTCAGAAACAATCTGTCCAGAATGCTGAATGCTTTGGGCTGGCATACCGTCTAGATAATTCCAGATTAAGCGTTGGCTCACGGGGTCTTTTCTAACAATAGCGTTATATAGTATAGATTCAATTAATAATCTCTCATAACTCAAAGGCTTACCGTCTTTGTCTTGTCCTTCTGATAACGCCTCAAGAGCCTCACGAACTTTAGTCGTGAAGTTCTTAGCTCCAACTGGTCTTCCAGCTAAATTTATATTCGGGTCGCCTTTAGAAAATGGCATAGTATCTTAATTGTTTTTTCTTTTACTTGCTATTTACAAATATCTTATTTTATGTTGTAGCTTTGTCTTTGTTTTTTCTAATTACTTTAAACTTTAAGTCTTTTAACTTACCGACTTTCTTTATTCTCTTTAGTGCGTTTTGAAATGGTGTCATAAAATCTTATCTATACTTTTTAGGTATTTGCTTTTCTAAATTCTTTTTGGTTGTCTTGTAGGCTTTTCCGGCTCGGTTGAAGGCATCATTAGAACTACGCTCATAGGGGTCTAGCTTTTTAGTTCTTTTTAATTCAGCCATAGCGTCCGTGTTAGCCATAGACTTTATGTTCTTGCGAGTTTGAGCACGGGCTTTAATACCCTTAGGAATTGCTTGTAAACCTTCCTTGAACATTTTACCTGACTTTTTTACAATTCTTGGGTCTAG